ATATCCCACTCTCCCCACTGTGGTGACGGAAACGGTATCGAGCCCTGACGACATTCAGGTATTCGCTACAGACGGTCTCATCCAAAAGATTTCCTTGCAGGGTGTAAACCTTCTGCCCAGCGCGGTTGCGGACCAAGTAAACGCGACTCTGCGATTCGGCGAAGCGATCGTCTTCAATAACAAGTTCATTCGCCTTCAGTCAAACTCGCTAGACGAGCTGAAGTCGAAAGTATTCATCTTGGCGACTGCCGGAAGCGGAAAGAACCTGTACACGGCAGGCATGTCCGGTGTCGCTAACCAGCCGCACATAGGTTTCCAGCTCGCAGTAGCTGAGAGCACTACTTTCCCGCGCCTCGACTCTGGTGCGGTCGGCCTGTTCGCGAACACTCGCAGCCGAGGAATGATCTTCGGTGTGACGACGGCTTCTGACTTGTCGGCTCCATATGTACATACAGACTCTACTCAGACTTACGTCACAGACCTCAAGATCGACGACATAGTGAAGTACGTGTCTGGCATCAACAACCAGCAAATCCTCGCGATTCGCTCGATTGACTCCCAGACTCAGCTGACTCCTCAGACGTACGACGGGATTCGTCCTATCTACGCGGGCGATAAGTACGTTATCTCTGAGAGCCATAAGTTCAGTCCTTATGATCGACTCATCATTGAGCTCGACCAAGACTCGACTAACAAGACCTTCCTGATTCCTATGTTTAGGACAGGACGAGTCAAAGGTATCTCTACGACCACTACGTTCGACGCGTTCGACCAAGACTCTAGTCCTGGAACTGACTTCAATAACGCCATCTGGCGCGACTTTAGTTTCCAAGACTTCGCTCTCATGTTCCGAGCTAGGAACGTGTACGAGTCTTCGGTACCTGACACGACAGTGATTGTTCGCTCCACTCAGTTCGGTGGCGTAGGCGAGAATGTTCGATTCGGTATCTTCTATCCGGGATCGCCGAACCAAGCAGCGTTCGCGACTCACAAAGTTTTCAATAACTCGACAGACGTCAACTTCTACTTGGCATCTGGTCCGCTAAGAGCTGGAGTGAGCTCCGTTGGCACAGGTTACGAAGTATCTCGTTCCGGTGACCTATTGACTCTCGACTACTCTGGTGTAGGCTCTTCTCCTAACTTCGCAGCTAACGGCGTAGTGGTAGGCGACATCGTCTCCATTACAGACCCGGCGTTCGCAGGTAAATCTGCGTTCTTCGTCGGCTCTGGTAAAGTGACTTCTGTAAGCAACTCGCAACTCGTGGTTCGCTTGCAAGGCTCTGCGACCATCTCTACTCTCTACTCGATCACTGCTGCTCAGGACTCTGGTGCAGGATTGACCTCTACTTACTTGATGCCGAACACCGGTCTTCTCGGAGTAGGCGACACGATCGAAGTGAGTGGTTTCACTCGCACTATCAACAACGGTATATTCCAGGTCGTAGGTGTTAACCCTAACGTCTCGATCACTGTAAACCACAGCATTAGGACGACGATCCCGTACTCGACTACAGGCTTCCGCCGCACGTCGAACGTGGCTCTTGTCCAGTTCGCTGGTTCGCTGACTGGTATCGTTCAAGTGGGTGACGTAGTCGTAATTAGCAACATGGCTGACTCGGCTCTCAACGGAACGTTCACTGTAACGAACTTGTTTACGACTTCTCTCACGAACGACACTATCCAGTACGCTTCCACAGGAGCAGACTCTCCGGTCGCTCGCGCGGTAACTACTGCAATCTGGCAGTCTGGTAACACAGTCCGCTACGCGGCGTCTGTGACTGCAGGCTTGACGATCGGTTCGACAGTCGTAATCGCAGGATTTGCAAACGCTTCAAACAACGGAACGTTCCCGATTACCAACGTGTCGGCGAACAACTGGATCGAAGTAACTACTACTCGAAACAACTCTACAGACGACGAAGCAGGTCCTGTCGCAGGTACAGCTCGTCCTACTTATTTCACGACAGACCTGTCTGGCGGTGGATCGGTAATCAACGCAGAGGTAGCTGCTGCTCAAGGTCAGCTCATTATCTTGCAGTCTAGCTCTATCGGTATTGCAGTATTCCCTCTCGGTGGAACTACTGCTACAGACATCGCTACGACTCTCGCAGCAGATCCGATTATCAGCAAGGTCGTTACTGCAGTGAACGCTCTCGGGTTCATGGGTACTGGAGTAATCACTCTGTCTACCTTCGACGAGCCAGCACCTGTAGGTTACGGTCACACGATCGGCGACAGCTACATCAACCTGTACGACGGCAGCAACTTCGTGCTGGATTTCTACTCGGCATCTGTGAACCCGAACAAGAACTTCACTCTGAAAGAGCAACTCGAGTTCAGTCACCCAGACTACGACATCTCTACGGCTCCGAACGTTCCCGGTGAACTCACTGGCGAATACTTCAAGCTCGTACCTACTACTTTCCGTAACGTAGAAGACTGGTTCAATAAGTCTTCAGTTACCTCGTTCTCTATCGTCGGCTCTGCAGCCTCTACTGCAGACGGCGGAAAGATTCAGCTCTCGAGCCAGACAATCGGTACTGCCGGTGCGGTCAAGGTATCGGGCGGTGGAGCGAACGGTATTCCGAGCTTCGTCAAGACTCCAGCGTCTATAGACGCAGGGGCAACTCGTTTGCAAGTAAACGCTGCAGACCAGGTAATGTTCGTAGCCGGCCAGGTGGTCAAGGTTCAGAACAACATCGCGTCTCGTAAGCCTAAGCAGTTCTTCGCGAACGACCTCATCGACGTGCAGAACGTCAACAGTACTACTGGCCGATTCAAGGCTAGAAACCGCTCGTTGACTCTCGCTGCTACGAACTCGATTACGGTGACAGACGTGTCGGCCTCTTACGGTCGCTCGGCTGGTATCATCTGGCGCTGGCAGTCGACAGGAACTCCTGCGACTCCTTTTGTCGGCGTAGTTATCGGCGACGTACTGTACAGCTTGAACGCTAACATGAACGCTCTGAACAGGACTTCTGCCGCTACTGGCGACGGTCTCTCCTCGTTCTTCCCTGTCGTCGGCGTAGACGCTGCCGGTACATGGGTCGAGATTCACAATCCAGTCGGTGTAGCTGAAGGACCAACCCTCCTTGGCTCGCCTACTAATATCTCTGTTTCCCCTGCGTTCTTCGTTGAGTGGAAACACAGACTCGCGGCCTCTGCGATCATGAAAGTGGAAGCAGTAGAGTTCCAAAACCTTTACCGATACACCTGGGTATCTGGCGGATCGAACCCTCGTTTCGCAGAGAACGGTGTGTCTATCGACGATTACGTCATCGTGTCGGGTAACACCTTTTTGCCTCAGAACCGCGGTACGTTCCGAGTCGTAGCAGTCGAGAACGACTACTTCGTCGTAGAGAACGTCGCTGGTGCAGCAGAAGATACCGTCACTGCAGCTGCTGCTTCTGATGTAAGGTTTTTCTTCTCGGAGTCTGCGATCGTAGGCGACGTGTTGAACGTCTCAGATCTCGTGTTCCTCGAACCGAACAGAGGCAGTCACCCTGTTGCCGGTTACGGTACAGACGCGACTCTGAAAACTCAGTACTTGACCCTCTCGATTACGAACAGCAGCAACCAGACAGGCGTCGTCTTGACTGCTCTGCCTAACACGTTCTTCGTAACAGACGGAACATTGTTCAGCGGTTACAGGTACATCACCAACTTCTCGGCAGATCCTTCTGACTTGCAGTCGGCGATCGTGTACCTAGCTCCGTCGACGAACGCTCACAAAATGAGCAATACTTTCAATACGAGTATTACTCCTATTCAGAAGTTTGGATTCTCTGGTGACACAGCTATCGGCGTCGATGGCTATCGTTACTACACGGGTCTCTTGGCGACGGTTCAGAAGACTGTCGACGGTTACGACCCCGATCCGGTGAACTTCCCAGGGTATAAAGCAGCTGGTACACAGATCGAGGTAGTTCCTCCTCTCGTCAAAGACATTACCGTGAACGTAATCGTCAAGACTTCAGGCGGTATCAACTTGAGTACTGTGTCCGACTCGATCAAAGCGGCTATCTTGAACTACATTAAAGGTTTGGGAGTCGGCGACGACGTGATCGTATCTGAGTTGACTGCGGCAGTAATGTCCGTAGAAGGTGTAGAATCAGCTACGCTCTTTGACCCAGATCCTACTGAGGAGCGGATCGTTATCCAAGATAACGAGAAGGCCGTCATCGACATTGACAATGTAACAGTGAGTTCAGGTTAATGCCAGCATCACAAAAACAAGTAGCGAAACGCCTGGAGAGAGTCCTTAGCTTTCTTCCCGGCGTCTTTCGTGACAAGAAAAATTTCAAGGCGGTTCTCGGCTCTATTAGTCAGCAAGACGCGGAGCTCGAGAACTTGTTTCTCGAAGTCCGTAAGCAGCTGTTTATCGACACGGCCGAAGGGCAGTACCTGGACATGCTCGGATCGAACGTGGGCGTTATTCGTCCGCCCTTGATCGGCATGGTGGATACTGACTACCGCGAGTTCATCAAGCTTCAGACTTACTATCCGAAGCAGATTCGCCAGCTGCTGTTTCGATTGATGGAGCTCTTCTACGGTCGAGACACCATCAAGGCGAACATACGATCTATAGCCTCTGGTCCGTTCGCTGTGTTCGATAAGGCTAACCTGCTGATCAACATCGACGGATTGCAAACGATCGAGATTACTTTCGACGCTGCTAACTTCAACGATCCTTCGAACGTGACGGCCCAGGAGATAGCGGCTCAGATCAACGCTCAAGCTCCGAGTGTTCTATTCGCTGCTACCTACTACAACGCGATCGACAAGCTCGAGTTCGTAGAGCTTTACACCAATACTTTCGGGCCTGTGGGATCTATCGAGGTCGTCGGCGGCTCCGCGAACAGGTTCTTGAAGTTCCCTAACACGATGAGGTTAGGGACCACGATCTCTAGCGAGTATCGCTTAGTAAAACAAAACACGACCATGAGGCTGTACTGGGCAGGCGGAGACAATCCTAACTTCTCTTTACTGAGAGACGGCGACTCTGTTCTGTTGACTGGCAGTCCGTTCCTTACACCCAATCTTGGCTCGTATTTCCTAGACGACATCGTCGACTCTGGCGTACCTGCTACGGTTTACTCGACTACAGCGGCTACTTATCAGTCCCCGAACGTCGTTCGATACACGATGGCGAACACTACTAACATCTTCGTCGACAACGAAGTGACCGTCAGCGGATTTACAAACCTAGACAACAACGGGACATTCCTCGTTCTCGCTGTAGCTCCTGGGTACATCGACCTTCAGACTACTAGGATTACAAACGCGAACGACGAAGCTACAGCCGGGTCTGTAGATCTTCTGCCGAACGCCTCGTATATATCTTTCATCAACGAGAACGGCTTGGATCAGACGCAGTTCGGAGTCACTTCCGTCGACGACGTCTTGTTCTTCCGACCTGTCAAAAAGAAGCTCGAGTCTGCGAAGCGAGCTGCGACTGTATGGGAAGTGAACTCTAACGAGATCATTATTACTCTCCCTGCGACTCCAGTAATCGTTCGTCGCTCACTGGCCGGCTCTGCTCATATGCAGGGAACTACAGCCTCGATCGCTCGAGCATTCACAAACACTATCGAAGTCGTGAATCCTGAGTTCTTTCCTCCGCTCTCTGGTCACTTTTACTTGCAGAAGCCAAACGGACAGATCCTTCGTGACATCCGTTACACTTACGCGACTACGAACGGGAATGAGCTCATCAACGTTACTCCCACTATTATCCCTGTCGGGGATAAACTGCAGATGGGAGCAGGACCTCTGTCTGCTAGCATCGGTAGCAACATTATTACAGTAGTCACGACTGAGCCTCACGGACTCAGCTCTGGGGAACTGATTCGCCTCGCCAACTTCAATCAGTTCGCTGGCATTCTCGCCGAAGACTTGAACGGTACTCGAAACGTAGCGACGATCATCGACGACATCACGTTTACTTTTCCAGCTGGGACAGCTGCGACGTCGACAGCGACCAACAGTCCTTCTGTCGACAAAGGCGAGATCTACACGACTCGCAACTCTAAAGTGTTTTTGACGAACGTCCAGCAAGAGACCGGATACGTAGGCTCGTACCTGTACGACCCGCTTAACGCTCCGTACACTATCTCAAACATGCAAACTACTATTCAGCAAGACGTACTCTTAGGTGAGTTTGCTGGCTCGCTTCAAGTCCAAAACTCGGCCGTCTTCCCAGAGTCGACGGGCCAGGTGGTGTTGAATTACGGGCGACAAGACGAAGAGGGACCTATCAATTTCATTGCTAAACCTAGTGTGAGCACGATATTCCTTGACCCTTCTTACCGATTCAAGAAGAGTCACTCCAGCGGTGCGGCTATCAGCCTCTTGAGGTCTCGATTCGCTACCAACCCAGGTACGACTGGCAAGAATTTCCCAGTTTACGTGGTGGATACTATCTCTCCTCGCGAGGCTCTGAAGGCTCTCCTTCTCGAAGCTAAAGCGGCAGGGGTGTCAGTAAGGTTCATAGTCGTACTACCGGATAACGTGTACAATGCTTATTCGCTGTACGAGCTCCCGTAGACCGAGCTACAATCTGTTATTATGTTGAAGTAAATACAGCAAGCCTAGGGGTTGCTAATGGCCGTTTTAGCTAGATTAAAAATCGCACCGAACCAGAGGCTTGATCTCCCTGATATCGTTGCGTTTGACGCTTATTCCGCTGGCGACTGGAAAGGTTTCATGGGAGCCATGGTGGGCATCAAGCCTTACCTAATCCGTGGCTTCGAAGTCTTCCAACCCAACACTCTCATCGGTAACCCAGCTGGATCGGTCGACATCGTAGTCAACCAGTCTATGCTCTGGTGGTCCGAAGGCGACGCTGGTAGCTTCTTTACTGCTCTCCCAGCAGCCGAGAACAAGAGCATCACTCTCATCACTGACGCTACTAACTATATAGAGATGGCCCTCACTCTCAAGAGTACGGCCGAAGATGCTCGAGCTCTATGGGACCCAGGTGCCAACGGAGGCCAGGGTGGCGAGTTCACTCAGGTCGTCGACACTGAGAACTACCTCGACGTAGAAATCACTAGGAATAACACTGGCTTCTCTGAAGACAAGATTCCTATCGCAAAAATCCTAGTAAACTCATCGAACAACGTCGTCAGTATCACTGACTGTCGCCCTATGATGTTCCGACTCGGTACTGGCGGTAACGTACCAGATCCGTTGAACGACTACATCTGGCGAGACGATCCTGTCGGTTTCAGCCGCACAGATACTCCTACTACAATGAACTCTCCTCTCGATCCCAACGTGTTCCGAGGAGCAGACAAGAACATCCAGTCTTTTAAAGAGTGGATGGACGCTATCATGTCTCGAATCAAAGAGATCGACGGTGGTTCCAAGTGGTTCCAAGCATCTGGCGGTAGCTCTGGTGGTTCTGGGGGTTCGCTCTCTTTGACAAACTTGTTCCTCGACAGTCAAGCGGGCCACTCGCCGATCCCTGATCGAAAAGTTACATTCGCTTGGTCTAAAGACAACGACAACATATTCCGCAGCGAAAACGCTGTAGGTTACTCTTCTCCCGCTCGATGGGGTGCCAATTTCGGACAGCTTCGCTGGTCTCTCGGCGGTGCTTATGTCTCGTCGACCAATCGCGCTTACTCGGATTTCACCTTCGAGAAAGCGGTAGCGGACGGCCAGAACCTGTACCTCCAGTTGATGCGAGATGTCTCTCTTAACGGAGACCCTATCGTACACTTCGAGAACCTCTCCGGTGTCACAGGGTTCTGTTCTGCCTTCGCAGCAGGGTCTTTCACAGGCGTCGCCTGCGGCGATTACATCAGAAAAGAATCGAACAACGTATACCAGTACTATAGGATCGCAGAGCTTCGCGTTAACGCGGGAACTCCTTTCGCTTCCGGTACTGTCGAAGGCACTGTGGCAGACGCTACCGTCGCGTATCTCTTGCTAGAGACTCACGACGGTCCTATCGCTACTACCGACGAACCTTATCGGTTCTTCAAGAAAAACTATACTCAAGCTGAGCTCGTCGTCTCTACGATCGGCTCTCTCGATACGTCCCTTTATTGGATTGGTCGTCGCGTCGGCACGATGTTCTACCTTCGCGACTACGGCGACATGCAGCCTGGCGAAGAGACAGAAGTACTGAACGATCACGACAGCTTGTTCGGCGCAAACGCGATCGTACTCGAGCGAGCTTACGACTCTGTCTACGATTTGACTAACGGGTACTCGCTGAAAGCTGGCGGT